TCGCCATCTCCCGAACCAGCGCGGCGATCGCACCCTTGAACCCATCAACGGCGCTCTTGGCTGAAGCAATCTGAGGCTCCAGCACCGCCAAGTTGGCCCGCATCGTGTCGAACTCTGGGTAGGTGAGCCGGGCAACGTCCGACAGCACCTCCATTTCGTCAGCGAGTTCTTCGGACAGTGGGCGCATCCGGCTGATGGCGTCGTTCACCTTGTCGCCCGCTTCGGCTAGGGCGATTTCAGCGTCACGGACTCCGTACTGCGCGGCAACCAGATCCCAGTTGGCGACCTCCAACTCCTTGTTCAACCGGACCAGTTCGGCGTCTTGGATCGCCGACATGTCCTTCATCTTGTTGGCTTCGTCGCGGGCCTCAGTTTCAGCCTTGGTGACTTCGGCCAACTTTTCTTCCAGAGTGATCAGTTCAGCGTCGATCTCCGCTACCGCTTCGGAGGTGCGCGCTGCTGTGTCCTCAGCCTTGGCTTTGGCTTCGGTGCTCTGCGTCAACTGGTCGCGGGCGACAGCCAACTCCAGCCCTATGCGCTCAGCGTCCTTCTCCATCCGGGCAAGGTCGTCGGTAGCCCGCTCCAACTGGTCGATCGGACGGCGTGCATCCTTGACGGCCTTCGTGTAGTCGTCCTGTGCTTCGATCAGGTCAAGGGTCGTCGCCTCACCCGCCTCGAACGCCGCCTGCGTTTCCTCCATCTCGTCGCGGAGTTTGATGAGGTTCTTCGCCTGCTTGGCGCTGATGTCGGCCTGCGCCGCGTCGGTCGCTGACACGATCCCCAAGTCGATGAGCGCCTGCTCCACCTCGGTGACCGCCGCCTGCTGGGCTTTGAGCGAATCAACCAGACCACGCTGAGTGTCCAACGCCCCTTCGCTCAGTTCAGCCTGTCGTCCTTCCAACTCGGCCACCTGAGCGGTGATGTCGAAGTAGGCCAACTTCTGTGCATTGAGTTCACGGGTCAGGCCACGCTGGAACTCGCCTTCCTTGGCGAGCAGATCCAACTTGCGAGCCTCGGCGTCCAAGATCTGGTCGTTGAGGTCGTCCATCTCGTCGACCAAGTCTCGAACAACAGCCTTCTGTTCCTCCCACGCCTTCGTCGCTTCGGCAATCGCATCGCCTTCACCGGCTGTGACGAGGGCGATCTCATCGACAAGGCCCTGCTGTGTTTCGACCGCGTCGTTCAGGTCGTTCTGTGCCTGCCACATGCCCCGCAGGGCGCTGAACCCCTCGCGCTCCGCTGCCGCCCGGTCCTTCAAGGCTTGCACGGGTTTCTTCGCCGCCTCGGCCTGAGCCTCCAACGCCGCTAGGTGAGCCTCGGCGTTCTCCAGCGCCGCCTCCTGCACATTGATGTTGGCTTGGAGGGCGTCCTTCTGGTCCTGAAGTATTCTCTTCTGTTCAATCAGCACACGCTCGGCTTCTTCCAACTCATCCGACTGCCGCTTCAGGCCCGTGAGGATCTGAACGCCTGTGCTGTGGCTGATCTCCTCGGAGGCGACACGCTCACGAACAGCGGCTACTTGGTCACTCAGTTCACTGTTGATCTCACCGGCGAGATCGTTGAATCGGGTTTCGATCGCCAGAGCGTCGGCTCGGTTCTGATTAGCGACCGACTCCCAGTGCGCCCGATTCTTCGCCTCGTCAGTATTTTCCTTGGCGAATGCGAGCAACGCCTGATCAGCACCTGCCGCCTGCGCCGCTATTTCACCCAACATTTCAGCAGTGCGACCCAACGGATCCAACCCGGCTGCGATATTGGCGTTCATGTCAGCGATTGTGAGACTCAATGCGCCGGTTTCTGTTGCCGCTTCGCGTTCGCGAGCAGCCAATCGTTCTGCTTTGCCTTCAGCGAAAGCCATCGCGTTGGCAGCGAACTCCAATGCTTCCTCGTATTTGCCTTCAGCGTACAAGGCGCGCATAGTGGCAAACCGCTGATCGCTCAACGCCTCCTCGTAAGCCGCCATCGCTTCTGTGCCACCGAAGAACTGGGCTTCCATTCGGTGTGCTTCCCTGATTTGCTGTTGCATCGCGAAGGTGGCCTTATCAGTCTTTACGCGAAGTTTCTCCAACTCACCAGCCCAGTCGCCGGTTTTGTCAGCAGCCGCAATGTGTGCCGCTACAACATCGCCCCCGACAGCCAATGCCAAGATGCCCGACTGGTCAGTAACACCCTCGATAGCGTCGCCAACACCCAACGTCGCCATCGCAGCAGCATTCACCGCAGCCGTATCATTTTTGTAAGCCGATTCGACATCCATCAAGACGGACGTCAGAGCGATCAATGCTTCACGGGTCGGGATGAGGCCGCTCTGGTATGCCTCGACTAGAGCATCTCCAACCTCGCCTGTTGCACCAGTGAAGTTGCTGAAGATCCCGAGCATCTGCTGCTCAGTGAAGTCGCTAGTTTGTTTCGCAATGTTGTAGAAGCCTTCCATGCCTGCGCCACCGGACCGCAACGCTTCTTCCAGCACATCAGTTTCGATTCCAAGGTTCGCCATTGCCGTAGCAACATCACGGTCTAACGCCAACCCCATTAGAAGGGATGCACCCTCGAAGCCTTCAACCGCTGCTTTTGTGCCATTAAGTTCGTCTTTGACCATCTTATATTTGGCAATCAGATCGCCCAATCGGTCAACAAGAGTGTGCGCCTCATCGCCAGATGCCACAAACGCATCAGTCAATTCCTTCTGCCTATCTGCAACAATCTTCGCTTCGCGCTCCGAATCCACAAACGCCTTAGTCACGAGAACTGTTGCAACAGCGACAGCGCCGAGCAGCAGGGCTACGGGACCGCTCAGAGCCAACAGGGCCGACAGGCCTGTTGCAATCATTCCGATAGCCATCAGCACAGGACCTGCTGCTGCCGCGAGAACGCCAAGCGTGACGACCAGTTTCTTCATCCCCGGGCTGAGGCGTTCGAAGGCCGCGAACAACGAGGTGACGAAACCGAGGAAACTCTGAATCATCGGCAGCACTACGGTGCCGACGGTCGCTCCGAAAGTAGTCAACGACGCCTTCAGGCCTGCGATGGCCTTGTCGAACTTGAACTTGGTCGTCACGGCGGCGATTTCGAAGCCCTCTTGGAGTTTCCCAGCCGACTGGGCAAGGGCGTCGAACACTTTTCTCGCCTCGTTGGTCTGGACGCCGGTCAACTGAAGTGCACCGTTCAGGCCACGGATGTCCTCGTACACATTCGACAACTCGTACCCGTTCGCCTCCAACTTCTCCCGCAGAGTCTGAAGCGCGCTGAGGAGGTCGGTGCTCGCCGCTGCTCGCAAGTCGGTGAGCGAGAAGCCAATCTCGTTCAGCACTCGGCGAGCCGACTGTGACGGCTTCAGAATCGACTTCATTGTCGCGGCAAACTGTGTCGCCGACATTCGAGCGTCGCCGGAGGCCCGAGTCAGGAAAGCCACTCCGGCACCGACCTGATCGAACCCGATCCCCAACTCGGCAGCCATCGGAATCAGCCGCCCGAAGGTGGGAGCGAGATCAGCCGCTGACGCCTTGCCCTGCTCGACTGTCTTGGCGAGAATGTCGGTAGCGAGCGTGGCACTGATGTTGGCTGCGCCGTAGCCGTTGATCGCGTTGGTTACTGCGTCGGCTACAGCGACCGTGTCGCCCATTCCAACTGCTGCTGCCTTCGCTGAGGCTTCCAACGCCTCTACAGCCACCGCGCCTCGCAAGCCAGCCGAGGTGATGAAGAACATGGCGTCGGCCAGTTCCTTCGGAGCACGCGCCGTTTCTCCCGACAGGCGCATGACGTCGGCTTCGAACGCCTTGACAGTCTCTGCACTCAGGCCCACCAGCGATTGGATCTGAGCCATCGAGTGCTCGAAGTCCATCGCCATTTTCATCGACGCGCCGCCGATGAGAGCGAGCGGAGCGGTGACCTTCATGGTCATGCCCTTGCCGACTTTCGACGCCGCCTTCCCGAACGTCGCCAGTTTCGCTTGAGCCTTCGACATGGCCTTCGTAAACTGAGTCGTGTTGGCAGTTACGACTGCCGTCACAGACCCGACGCGCTGAGCCATGACCTACCGCCTCACTCTCGAACGCGAGGAAGCGACACTCCTCTGATGGGCGGCTTCCTCATTCTCAATCTGAAAGAGAGCCGCCCACTCGCCCAACTCAGCAGATGACATCCGATCTAGGAGTTCGGCTACTGTCATACTGAGTTCTCTGGCTAGCCGGAAGTAGAGCCGACGCTCAGGAGTTCGCCGTCCTCGTCGATCAGCAAACCCGAGGAGTCTTTTCCCATGTCCGCCTGTGCCTCCTCGGTCAAGCCGGACGCCTCCATGCACTGGTTGGCAAGGTCGTTCACCACTCGTGCATTCTTCTCAAATAGCCACTCGACGTCGTCCGGTTCGAAGGCCAAGTCGCCAGTGTCCGGGTCAAAGCATGTCTGGGAAATGACGTGCCACCACATCCCCATGATTCGGTTCGGGTCGTTGGCTTCAGTCAAGTCACCTCCGGTTCCGGCGATTTCAGCCACGAACGAGGCGCGAGCACGAGCAGTCATCGACCTGATCTCGACAACCACATCCCATTCGGGCACTTCGTACAACTCCGCGCTGCCGTCGTCGACAGCCCTGATCTTTTCACTCAACTTGGACACGATGGTCACTCCTTCTGTTGTTGTTACGAGATCAGTATGTGGTGCGAGTCACGTTCCCTGTGACCTGAAGATCGAGGCTGAACGTCACGACGTCCGCCACCGGGTTTGAGACTGAGTAGTTGGTGAGGATCGCCTCGCCCGTGTATTTGACGTTGCCCCCGGTGCTACCCGCCGGGCCGAAGATGAACGTCCGGGACGCCGGTTCGGTGCCGATGATGTAGCCGTCGATAGTGGCATCCCACAAGCCGCTTACTGAGATGGTGGCATCGCGCAGCCCTACGATGTAGGACTTGCTCGTGGCACCAAAGGCGGTTGTTTCAGCCGTGTCGATCGTCTCCGGGAAGTCGACAGAAGTCAGCACGTTCGCCAGTGAACGGCTCGTGCCTCCTGTGTCGTCCAACTCGAAGTCGGTACTCTTACCATGTACGAATGTTGGCATGTGGTCCTCCTAGAACCGGGCGAACGACACCATTGTGGTGATGTTCCCTGATGAACCCGCCGTGGTGGCGGTTGCTCGCACATAGCGGTTGACTGTTCCCGATACTGCGACCAATTGTGACGTCGCCGTGGATGCGGCGATCGCCGTGAACGTGATGAGGTCAGCCGCCGATGCGAAGTTCGACACCGTGTCGTGCTGAATCTTGAAGGTGGTCGTCCCACCAGCGATCGTGTTCGTCGGAGCGTGGAGCACGCCGACGCCGCCGTTGGCCGACGACGCCGAGTTGTCCACTCCGGCCAGAGACATCGGAAAGTCCAGCACATTGGAACTCGCCCCGGTGAGCAACTGAGAGCCGACGGTGATCCCGTAGGTCAAGTTCGACACCGCATCGGTGGAGCCTTGAAAGTCAGCCGTGATCGTCGAGATGTCAGCCACCGGATTGGAGATCGAGTAGTTGATCTCGTGAGCCTTGGCGAGCGTCGCCGAGTTTCCAACTGTCCCCACATTCCTAGCGACCGTGATGAGCGGTGTCGTGGTCGATCCGAGCAGGGCTTGGAGTTCCTCGTCGGAGCCGTCTGTGTCAGCCGACCACATCCCGCTCAGAGTCAGAGTGCCGTCGGCTAGCCCTAGCAGGTACGCCTTCGAGGTGTCCCCAAAGGCAGTTACCTCGCCAGTCTCGTTGGTCAGGGTGACATCTGCCGAGTTGAAGTACGACGTCAGGTCGAACTCGTCGAGGTAGACCTTTGTTCCTTTCCCGTGTACGAACGTGGGCATTACTTCTTACCTCCTGCGGGTGTTTTCGGAGCGGGTTTGGCGTGCGTCTCGTTCTCGGGAGCCGCCTGATCGTCAGCAACGGAACGGGTGCTGTCGTTGCGGGCGCGCTTCGCCTTGGAAGCGAGTTCCAGATACCCGGCGGCGATGCGCCAGTCCTTCTTCCCGGTCGGAATCTCGACTGTGTCGCCCGGCTCGTACCGCCTGCCGTCAACCTCGACTCCGGACACGCCGTCTGCTCCTCCGGTGACTACATACCTCGGCATGACACTCCTTTCGGACACGCCACGGCCGGAGCCACCGGCCACAGCGGGCACCTTGGCTACGCGAGCACTTGGGACGAGACATATGTTACACGTCGAGCACGCCCATTCGTCGGATTAGCCAACAGCCTTGTGACTCTGCGGGACAACGAGGGCCGTCGCTCGTGCATAGATAAGCATGCCCTGAACATTGCGAGTCCGCTTGCATATAGGTACCCCTAGGTCCTATACTAACGAGTGATGGGTACCACCTACCAAGGAGCACAACCAATGTCAGAAACCATCCGCACAGCAGACGGCGAGGTCATCCCCGTGGGAGGCTACGCCTACTTCTACTACGCCACGCCATTGGACGACACCGCCGTCGTCAAGTTCAAGAGGATCGAAGGCATCGAGCGTTCGCAGGCTCACCCGGTGACCGGCGACATCATTCCTCAGCAGGTTTGGGGACTCTGGACCCACATCGACGGGACGGGCATCGTCTTGGCAGATGAAAGCCGGGTCTGCTCGCTGGACCACGCCCGCAAGATGGGCTGGCTCACTTGGAGCGACGATCGCATCGGTCGGACGGCCATCATCGAGCAGGATGCCGCCGAGCGGGCAGCGAAGGAGGCCAAGTGATGACCGCCACCTACGAAGCCACGGAAGCCAGCCACCCTTGGGTCGAAGTCAAATGGGTGAAGGTCAACATCAACTTCACCGTCGAGGTCGACGCCGAGGCGTGGGACATGACATACGGCATCGACGCCCCCGGCGGCGTCAGGGAGTTGCGCCGGGACGTCAAGTCGTACTTCGAGAACGCCACAACCGCTGCACACGAGGAAGGGTTGATCCGATGACCGTCACCAACGAGAAGTTCCCAGTCGAGATCGACAACCTCGGCAACGCCTTCGCCAACAGCGGATGCCACCGCTGCTGGTGCGGATGCAAGTATTGGGAGAACGACGCCTGCATCGACTGTGGCGAGGAGTTCGACTTCCAGTTCTACACCGCCGCCGGTGAGGGACCGTTCGAGCCGGGTTCGTTCCCAGAGGGCACCGAGCACGAGGCTCGGGTCCACCGACTCGTCTCGCCCGACGCCCTTTGGCCGGGCCGGATCGAATCGGACCGCCCGGTGACGATGACCGTCGGCATCGAGGCCGACTTCAAGGTCGTCAACTACGACGGCACCGTCACCGTTCACGAGCATGTGGACATCGACGAGCGGAACCAGCCCCGCCTCACGAAGGCGGTGGCGCTGAGCATCTGGCGGCAGGAAGACCGGATCGACGACGACGGCTACGTCGCAACGTCGCCCCAGTCGAGGTGCGGACAGGGCTACTTGCCTTACGAGATGGCAGACGCCATTACGGAGTGGATGACGGTTCGCTACTACTGCGCCAACCCCGGCGTCAACGACATCGACTTCCACACGACCGTCACCTACGAAGGTTTCGTCGAGAGCGGACAGTCGGTGAAGGGCAGGTTCCTTCCCGCCTACAGGCTGGGCTGCGACCCGGAGGCGGGCGAGGGCCAGCCAAACGGCGTCGAGGCACTACAGGATGGCCGGGTGAACGCCTGATGAGCGCCACCACGGATTGCGGACACACCGACCACCTCACGACCGAGGATGTGCGGGCCTTGCTCAACCTCCTGAAGCGTCGGATGTTCAGGGATGCTGAGTCTGTGAACGGAGCCGCTGGCGTCCTGTCCGACTTTCAAGAAGTGCTCGGCGCTGACTTCGACCAGTCGCTGCTCCGCTTCGGCCAGACGGCGGCCTTCGACGAGGTGGCGAAGAAGCGAGGCCCCGAAGTCGCAGAGCAGATGTTCGGCCCCCGCCGGGGCGTCGTCGTCGGCCCACGGGACGGCGGGCTGTGGCACAGGCCCGAGGAAGGCTAACGAAATGATCCCCCGAGCGGGCTGCTGCCAGCAGCACACACTCCGGTTCGAGTCCGGAGCGGGGACGATGGGTACCAACAACCACAAAGGAGAAAACCTGTCATGAAGAAAGCAGACATCCAACCGAACACTGTCTACCGGGTGCACCAGCCCGCCGACTGCCGGACGGCCTACATCCGCACTGCCACCACCATCGAGTGGGTGCCGCAGTACGGCGACCTAGAGCGAGCCATCCGGGACAAGGAGGAGTACGGAGAGGGCTTCACCCTCGCCTACCTCAGCGTAGATTCCTTCGTCACCGTCACCCCAGACTNCCACAAGCGGGAGTTCGTCGANCACGACGTGGCGGTGGCAGAGATGGCGGCCTCGTGGGAGGCTGCCGACGAGAAGGCTGCCCTCTACTCATACGCCATCAGCGAGGACGAGGATGACATCGAGCATCTGCCGAAACTGCCCGGCTACGTGGCGGGCGTCGACTACACAGCCGACGAGTTCAAGGAGGCCATGAAGGTGCACTACGAGGCGATGGAGGTCCGGTACTCGGACATGCCACACCGCTCCTACCCCCGTTGCCAGAATCAGGTCTACGGACGGCCCCACACTCGTCACTTCGACCACAGTGTCGACGTCGAGGCTTACTGGAACAAGGCCGCCGCCGATGCTGCCAAGGCTGCTCAGGGCAGGGTAGCCGCCGCAGCGGCCGAGGTGCGCCACGGGCACTGGCAGAAGTGGGCCAATGCAGAGTACGAAGCCAACGTCGTGCCGGTCGTACAGGAGGCGCTGCAAGCCATCCCGCAGGGCTTCGTCGAGGCCACCAAGTACGACGACTACCGGAAGGAATGGCCGCTGCAGAAGGCCATCGCCGAAACGGTCGACGGGGACGACGCATCCTACAAGGTCAGCCGGAACTGGAACGTGCGCCTCGACGTCGACAACGACGGCAACCCATTCGTCGACTACGACGGGGGCTGGGGCAGCCTCAAACTGGAGTTGTCGTTCGCAGCCATGACGGCGATGGCCGCCGCTTGGGAGAAGGCCTACGGAGACAGGCCCGTCGACGAGGTGCTGGCAGAGTTCGGTCCCACGTTCAACCTCACCCAGCCTCCCGACGAGGCGCTCGATGCCGATCAGCGGAACGCGAGGGAGGCCAAGTGAACACCACCACCCACATCGAAACCTCACAGCAGCCGGAACCGGTCGTGATCCGGTTCGACACCTGTGGCACCGGCACTTCGGTCACCGTGACCTCGCAGGCCGACCCTACCCGGTCATCGACTTGGGACTTCGACTACAGCGAGCAGGCTGACGAGTTCGTCGATCGCTTCCGGCAGAGTGACGCCATCACTGTCGTCGAGGAGATCCTGTCGTGACCACCGACCTGCTCACCTCCGACGAGCGTGCTGCCCACGACGAGGCGGTCGCCGCAACCAGTTTCCGACGCGACGGGCACAACGACGGCTGGATGGTCGTCGGCCCGGCCGAGACAGCCGGTCAGGCGATGGACGGCAAGCCCGCCATCTGCGCCGTGACGTTGAAGTCCGGCGACGTCAAGACCGTCTGGATCGGCAACTCCCGCCGCTACTTCGTCAACGACGACGGCGTCCAGATGTTCGCAGCGACCATCGAGGAGGAGGCGCGATGATCCGACGCTGTCTCCGGCGTTCGACACAGGGTCCGCTACAAGAGGATGTAGCGAACCGCAGAAAGCCGGAGAGAGCGAGTATCAACCCGCAGAACCAAACCCTGAGCGGGTGGGGCGTTAGCCTCGCAAACACCGAGGTTCGAGTCCTCGGCAGGGACGATGTCACACCCGGGCACAACAATAAGGCGAGAACTGGTGATGGGGATTCACAGGGGCCGCCGTACCGGGTGTGGCATCGCCTTATACACCAACTGAGAGGACAGTAGAAACGATGGACACACTCTGGAATGGAGCGGAAGGCAACCTTGCCCTCCGAAACGGCGACCTTCCGTCGCTGGTCGAGATGCTCCGGACTCAGGCAGACGTGAAGTACGACGTGGTCGTGCCCAGTTCGGCGCTCGTCGCCGAGGGCGGCGTCATCGGAGTTCGTGAAGGAGCACTCGAACTGGACGAGGAAGGAACGTCGCTGAGGACGGCGTGGCTTGACCCCACGCCGATCTTCGACAAGGGGATCGGAGCACGGTTCGACATCCCGCTGAAGTACGTCCGCGCCATGCGGGCAAGGCCCGACTTGTGGGACATGAACGTCAACTATTGGCTGGGCGACGAGCCGACTCGACGGCATCTGCTTCGCGGGTTCCGCACCGACGACTGTGAGCAGCGAGGCATCGCCCGCGCACTCCTGTCCGACCGGTACAAGCCAGTCGACAACCTCGACATCCTGTTAGCGACTCTCGACGGAGTGCGCGAAGCAGGCGTCGAAGTGAACATCGACGGCGGCGACCTGACTGAAGCCAACATGAACCTACGATTGGTGTGCCCGGAGGTGGCCGAATACGCCCCAGACCTGCTCGCCGACTACAGGTCAGTTCACAACGGTCGGAGTGGAAACGACCTGCCTCACATCTTCGCAGGGCTAGTGGTGAAGAACTCGGAAAC